CGCTCGGCGGTGGCGCGCTCCGTGCGGGCGTTTAGGTGGCCCACCACGTTGGCCAGGACCGCCTGCACCGTGCTCGGGGCCGCCTCGCTCTCGGGCGTGCCCGCGATGACGGTGGTGGAGATGGCCGACGCCGGGTGGTTGGGCGCCCCGCCCACGATGTGGCCGTCGATGGCGTCCGCCGTGGCCTCGAGGGCGTCCTGCGCCGTCGCGCTGGCCCAGGTCACGGCCGCGTTGGCCGTGGTGTAGTCCGCCACGCCCACGTCGTCCGCGCCCGCCGCCCCGACCAGGCTGTCGATGGCCTGCCAGAGCGCCGCGCACGCGGTCGCCGGCGTGCCGTACACGGCCTCGGTGCCGCGGTTGGCCAGCACCTCGCGCACCCAGTCCCCGCGCCGCGTAAACGAGAGGTCCGCGTTGGTGATGGCCGCCTGCGCGTGCACCAGCAGCACGTCGCCCAGGTGCACCGCGTCGGTGAGCAGCGCCGGCCGCGTGGCCGTCGGGTTGTCCTCCGCGCCCTGCTCGACCAGGAACTCCATGGCCTCGTACTGCCGGGTGTAGACCGTCACCCCGTTGTCATCCACGGCCGGGTTGGTGGCCGTGCGCGCGAAGCGGGCGTAGATCGCCAGGTACTTCTGGAAGCCCGCGCCGCCCGTGACGGCCGTGGCCTGCCCGTAGCGGTCCACCGAGCAGTCCACGGTGGTGGCCGGGGCCGCGATGGCGATGCGCTCCCCGAGGGGCCCGGTGGCCGTGCCCGCCGCGATCTGCACCGTGAGGTCCGGGACGGCCTGCTCGGTCACGGTCAGCCCGGCGTGGATGCCGACCAGGCCCGCGTCCACGGCGAGGTTTTGGTCCGCGGCCTCGACCCAGTCGAAGGACTGGTCCAGGGTAGCCTCCGTCACCAACTCACCGAAAAAAAAGTTGCGCTTGTCCATGTGTGCTCCTTAGCTCAGTTCCGTCGTGATGCCAATGCGGCCCTCGCCCAAGCGCCAGCCCGCCCCGGGCGGGGCCCCCTGCGGGGCGCGCACGCGACAGAGGTGGGTGTGCGCCGGGCGCATGTAGTTCGCGATCTGGCGCATGAGCGCCTCGGTGGCCGCGCTCACGGGCGTCGCCACCTCGAGGTCGAAGCTGTACCGGATGCGCTGCTCGCCCGCGCCCAGCCGGCAGCCGCCGGTGGCCGCCGCCGTGAGGGGCAGGCCGAGCGCCGCCTGCAGCGGGCCCGCCGCGACGGCGAGGGTGTGATCCGCCCCCGCCACGGTGCCGCGCAGGAGGAGGCGCTGGTCGTCGGTGCCCGCGCCGGTCGCCCCGGTCAGGCCGAGCGCCGCCGCCATGATGCCGCCCGTGATGGTCAGGACCGCGCCGGCCCCGGTGAGGGCGCTCGCCACGGTCACCGCGCCGCCGCTGGTGCCGCCGGCCGCGAGGCCGGCCAGGTCCAGGGTGAGGCGGGCCGCGACCTCGGCCGCGGTGGCCGCGCCCGGGGTGGCCAGGTCCGCCGCGTGCAGGGTGGCCGTGGCCGCCGTGCCGTTGACGTCCACCGCGAGGGTCTCGCCCCCGACGAAGGCGAAGGGCTCCACCACGCCGCCGGTGAGGGTGGCGGGCCGGCCCACGGCCTCGGCCACGGGCACCGCCGCCACGAGCTCGCCCGCCAGCGCCGCCACGAGCTCGCCCGCCAGCGCCGCCGTGGGGTCCACGAACGCCGCCGCGGTCACGGTGGCCACCTCGGCCGCCGCCCCGTCAGCCGCCACGCTCAGGGTGGCCGGCAGGAGGGCCAGGAGGTTGTACGGGCCCGGGGCCGCGGCCAGCTGCGCCACGCGGCCCAGGCCGAGGGCGTCGTAGCCCAGGCGCCAGCCGGTGCCGGCCGCCGGCACCACGGTGCACACCGCGCCGAGCAGGAGCCGGATCGTGTCCTCGATGCCCGCCGCCGTGCCCTTGGCCTGGTAGATCGGCACGAGCAGCCGCAGGAGGCGCCGCCGCTCGAGGGCGGTCAGCTCGAGCTCGGCCCAGGCGAAGGGGTTGCCGAGGTCCGCGAGCAGGCCGTCGATCTGGTCGTCAGTAGCGCGGTCCGGGTCCATCCGGTCCGGCCAGTGGTCCACGTGGTACAGGTTCCACGCGAGCTGCTCGTCGAGGCAGTTCACCACGCGCCGCAGGTCGCCGATGGCGGCGTCCTCGGTGCGGTTCTTGACGGGGATCATGTGGTCCCAGATGCGCCAGGCGCGGGTCGCCGGGGCGTCGGGCACCCAGCCCAGGAACGCCGCCGTGCCGGTGGCCAGGGCGTTGCCCGCCTCGTCGGTCACGGTGCCCGCGCACGTCACCACGTAGGGGCCGCTGGGCGTCTGCTCCCAGGTGCAGGTCAGCACCACCGCCGTGCCGGGGAACCGGTCGTCCAGCTCGCAGGCGGTCACGGTCAGGGCCGCCACGGGCGCCAGGCCCACGGGGGCGCGCGCGATGGCCCAGGTGGCCGGCAGCAAGGCCGCCGCGCTCGGCGTGTCGTCGAACACCACGCGGACCTGGTACGGGCCGATGCCCTCCGCCCGCAGGATGTGCAGGGGCGCCGTGTCCTCCACCGTGAACGTGTAGGTCTCGTCCGCGAGCGACACCGACGCCGGCGCGTGGCCGAACGGCAGGTGCCCGAACACGTAGTGCCCGAAGCCGCCCGTCCCCACGGCCAGCGCCACGCGGAGCGTGATCGTGGCCTCGGAGGCGAACACCGCCGGGAACTGGTCCAGCGTAACCTCGCGGTAGCAGTAGGGCGAGGCCCCGATTGACTCCCCGGCGACGGACCCCGGCCCGTTCCAGCCGGGCTGGAAGATCGTGCCGTCGTAGGCCAGCACCTCGCCCGCGCCCTGGTCCACGTACACCGCGAAGTTGATGGTCAGCAGGGGGTTGGCGGGAGCCCCGTCCAAGTCTACGATGCGTAGATAGGGCAGCGCCGCATCGTCCACCCCGCCCTCGCTGGGCTCGGGGTCGCGCATGGTCAGCACGTACCGGTCCGCCACAACGTAGGCGGTGACGGCGTCGATGCCCAGCGCCGCGAGGCGCTGCTGCACCGGGATGGCGTCGTGGCCGACTAGCATTAGAGGGTTACCCGCTCAGCGGCGCCGATCTGGTTCCGCACGAGGTACACCTCGCCCCCGATGCGCCGGAACACCGGCAGCTTCGAGCGCGACCACTCGGGCCCGGTGGCGCTGTGCTCCCAGGCGCTCACCACCGCCGACGCCAGCGGGCGGGTGAGCCCGGTCAGGCTGGCGATCTCGCCGTCCAGGATCGTGGTGCTCCCCGCGTTCACGGTCAGCGTCTGGTTGGTGCGCCCGCTCACGAGGTACAGGGGCGCCGACCAGCTCACGGTGTTGCCGATCAGGGCGATGGCCCCGCCGCCCACCACGGCGATGGAGGCGTCCTCCCACACGATGGTCAGCCACTCCTCGAGGGAGTTGGGCGCCGTGTGCAGCATGTCCTCGAACGTGTCGAAGTAGGGATCCTCGTACTCGCTCGGGTAGGTGGTGTTCAGGATCGGGGTGGTTGGCATGTTATACGGCCTCCAGGAGCAGGCGCAGGATCACGCCATGCGTGCCGGTCAGGTGGCGCACGGGCGCCCGGAAGTCTACCAGGCGCCGCGCCTCGGTGGGCCGGATGACCCGGGTGCAGTATTCCACCCCGCTGATGATCAGCGACATGCGCCATTGCGCCAGCTCCGTCACGGGGGCCGCCGCGCACGTGGCGTAATCCGCCGCCACGTCCTCGGGCGTGACCGCGACCAGGCTCAGGCGCACCTGCGAGAGCGCGCCCCAGAGGCCGGGGTGGCCCACCGTGAGGGCCTCGCCCGCGACCGGGGCGCCCGGGGGCAGGCCCACCTCGTCCGCGCCCGCCGACGCAAACACGCCGTCGATGTAGAGCGTGAGCTGCGCCGCGCCGACCGCAAAGACGTCATAGGCCAGCGCCACGTGGTGCCAGCCGTCGCTCGTCGCCCACGCGTAGCTCGGGCAGGTCTGGGTCTGCGTCACGCCGCCCAGGGTGTGGTCCACGGTCAGGAGCCACGAGCGCCCGCCGCCCACGCCGGCCAGGTAGACCCGCAGGCCGCCGCCGCCGGCGGTCTCGCACCGGAAGAGGTCCAGATTGACGCCCGTGCTGTCGGCGTAGTCGCCGGCCCGGAAGTCCAGGAAGCACTCGAAGGTGTAGGCGGGCAGCGTCGCGGCCCACAGCCGCGGGGTGTTTACGCCCGCCAGCTGCGCCGTGGCGCCCCCGGAGGGGAACGCGCGGCACGCCCGCCCGCTGGTGGAGTAGGTCTCGGCGCCCACGGCCACGGTGCCCACGGGCGCCAGCCGCGGCTCCGCCCGCCCGTCCGGGATCGCGCCCGCCCATCCGTCCTCGAACAGGGGCCACAGAACGACCGTCTCGCCCACCACCTCGAGCAGGCGGTTGGGGATCTCGAACTCGGCCGCCGGCACGCCGATGGTCTCGAACGTCGCGGTCACCACATCGTAGTCGGTCAGGTCCACGTCCTGGCGGATGTAGGAGTAGGCGCGGCGCGTCAGCGTCGCGGGGGCATGGATGGCGTCCCCGCCCAGGGCGAACACGTGCGTGCCCTCCGCCGGGGTCAGCGTGCTGGGCACGATGCGCCCCTGCGCCGTGCCCCGCTCGCGGTCCATCCAGGTGGCCACTAGAGCACCCGGTACGGCTCGATGGCATCGAAGGCCGCGCGCCGGTTGAGGGCGTTGGTGGTGCAGGCCATGCCGAACCCGAGGTAGCCGCCGAGCAGCGGCGCCGACCCGGTGCGGATGAGCAGCGTGTCGTCCACGACGCCCGCCGACGCGATGCCCGGGATGGGCTGCCAGTTGGGCCCGCTCACGTGCCCGAGGGGGCGCGTGGCCAGGTCGTTGAAGTAGGCCTGTAGGAGCACGTCCCCGCTGGCCTGCACGAGGGCGTCCAGCCGGAGGTGGTGCCACAGGGCGTCGCCGAGCGCGTAGCTGGCCGAGCTCGTGGCCAGGGTCTGCGTGACCGCCGCCGTCGAGATGCCCTGCGCCGTGAGCAGCGCCTTGTCGAGCACGATGCGGTACGGATCCTCGTCGCTCAGGCACAGGCGGTAGGCGTAGGAGCTGACCGCCACCGGGCTGCCCTGCCCGCACAGGAACAGGTAGGGCGTGTGGCCCGTATAGCCCGCGCCGGACTGCCGCTGGACGCACCCGGTGATGGAGCACGACCCGTCCGCCACGCCGGGCCCGCTGCCCGTGGGCGTCCACCCGCCCTGGTCAACGTACAGGGCCGCCGCGCCGGCCACCGTGGAGTCCACGACGTGGAAGCCGAAGGTGTACGACCCGCCGCCGCTGGGGGGCGTCGAGTAGACCGACACCGCCCGGCGCATGCTGGAGGTGGACAGGGAGCTTAGGGCCTCGGCCCAGTCGGTTTGTGCCATGGGTTACGCCTCGTAATAGTCCGGCCACGTGGCCGCTGCGTTTTCAAAGCCCTCGTAGTCGCCGCCGCCGGACCAGGTGGCCGCGGTCATGGTGCCCAGGTGGAGGGCCGCAATCCACGTGCCGCCGCCCGTCCAGGGCCCGTAGGCGAAGTCCTCGCGGTCCCCGCCGTCGAAGCTGCCCGGGGCCGCCGTGGGGGGGAGGGCCCGCTGCCCGCCGTCCGCCGCCACCGCGGTTCGGGCCGCGATCACAACCGCATCCACCCACGCGAACGGGCCCGCGAAGGCCGCCGGCGCGGCGTCGATGCGCTCGAGGGGCCACCGGGCCGCCTGCGCCGCCGGGAAGCCCAGCAGGCCCCGGGCGTCGCTGTTGCGCTGGTCGTCGGGCCAGGCGAACGCGATCACGTCCGCCCCGCCCTGCGCCGCATCCCACGCCAGCGCCACGCCGGCGAGGTCGCCCTCGGCCCAGGGCACCCATGTCACCGCGGCGGGCAGGCCCGCCCCGGTCCATGCTACGAGTAACGCCCCACATAGCGCCGCCGGCGTGGCGTAGAGGCCGGGCACGATGGTCGCCGCAGCGATCCGATCCTGTGCCGCACTCCACACCCACAGCCGCGCCCGCTCCGGGGGCACAATCAGGGGGAAGGCCAGGGCCGCGCCGCGCCGCAGGGGCCGCGCCACGGTGCCCGTCCAGGGGTCCTCGCCCCAGCCCTCCTCGAAGTCGTCCGCCGCGCGCAGCGCCTCGACGCTGCCCGCCGCGCTGTCCGCCGCGCCGCGCAGGCCGCACGCCGCCGCGCCGAGCGCCACCACGCCGGGGTCGTTGGCCGGCACGAGCGCCACGGGGTCCGCCACGGTGCGCCCGGCGGTCCAGCGCTCGAAGGTCTCGCTCCCGGTCCGGCTGCCCGCAAACAGGGGCCGCGCGGTGATCGCGCCCAGGCCCTCCTCGTTGCCGGCCGTCTCGATACGCTGCCACGTGGGCGCCACGCTGAGCAGCACCCACAGGGACGCCTCGTCCACCTGCCAGGCCACGCCCCGCAGGTCGGCCGCCGTGAAGCCGCCGGCCCCGGTGCGCGCCGCCGCGTCGGCGTAGGTCCAGCGGGGGTACTGCCGCCAGCCGGCCTCGAACCCCTCGCGGGCCGCCGCATGGGCGGGCAGGGCCGCGTTGAAGTCCGCAAACTCGTCGTAGGGGGTGGCGCTCACCCACGTCCAGCCGGCCGCCTCGCCGGGGCCCGTGCCCGCGATCTCGAAGCTGGCGTTGACGAACGTCACAGCGCGCCCCCGGTGTCGCCGTTGAGCAGCGTCAGGGTGCCCAGGGCCGGGAACTCCGCCGGGTTCAGCGCGACGTCATCGCCGGCGC